CAGATACACTAGCATTTCCAGATACCCTAGCATTTCCAGATACCCTAGCATTTTCATATACCCAAGCATTTCCAGATACACTTAAATTACTTTCTTTTTCAATTAAGCCGCCTAATTCTCCTTTTTCAATACAACTAAAGTCTTTTAGTGCTTTAATTCTATACATACTACCTTCTTTAATCATTTCATATTTATCGTTTCTCATTTTTATCTCCTTCCTTAATTATTTTTATTAAATAATTTTCATACCATTTTGCTTTATTTAAATCTTCTATTCCATTCTTATTTTTATACCTTTGATTATACTTATAAATATTTCCTTTTAAATAACCTTCAAACTCTTCATCAGTTAAGCCAAGTCGTATCCATTCTATTGTTTCTATCTTTCCTTGTTTATAATGTTCTGGATTTATATTATCTTTTAAAACCTTGTCCATACTAACATCTCCTTATCCCAGTCGTCATATTTACTCTTAAAATATTTCTCTATTTCATCTGTATATTTATTACATTCTTTATGGTGGTTGAAACACAGCATAACTAAGTTTTCTTCTATTCCCATACCACTACGACTTCTCGGTACAAAATGGTGGCATTCTAGTATTGGATTTTTAGTAAAGTCTTTATGGATACCAATAGTTTGACATAAGGCACAACCTTGATCCCTGTCGTATACTGTGTTGTATGTGTCGTTAGTTATCTTTAATGCTAGTGAGCGTTCTTTACGTGCTTTAGATTGTTTAGGCATTACATATCACAATCAATTTCAAGCTTCTCATTGTCTATTAACATTTCAATTAAATCAACTATCAATAACTGTGCGTTATAACCACTATTAGAATAATTGATTTTATCTAATAATTCTTGTAATTGTATTTGTAATCTAGTTGATACATATGAACTTTTAAGTATTCCTATTGTAGTATCTACCTTATTCATCCCAACTTCCTTTCATTTCCATTAGCATATTCGGAGTAAGCGTTTCAATCTCTAACGCTTGTGCTTCTTGTACCACTCCATCTATAAATATCGACATTTCCTTTGTATCAAACTCGCTTGATCCACGCAACAACATATAGTGGTTAAACACTTCTTCACCTATTTGTCCGTTGCCTACAAACTTACAATACATATCTTCTTGTTTTAATAAGTTTATATGTGATTTAACTGATACCAATATAGGATTATCTTCACTATCGGTTTTAGGCTGTCCATAATCACGGAGCATTTGTTTATATACTTCATCTTTTGACAATGATAAAGCGTTGCCTATTTTAGTTATCAGACACCAAGCGTAAGAATTGGCATTTAACGAACGTTTGTTCTTATACTCTTTAATTGTGTAATCGTATTGTTTGGTCATGTCTAGACTTAATAGTTGTTGTACTATCTCTTGTATAGTCATTTAATCACTCCTTTCAGAATGGGAGATCGGATGCCAAAATCTCATTAGCTTCTTCATTAACTGTTTCTAATTCAGTCTTTCTTGCTTTACCTACTTCTTCTGGTGTAATTACGCTTGTTTGTTCTTTATCTTTACAAATCCTAAAGGTGGGTTGTGTATCATTTTCTTTGTATTTATTGCTAAACATTACTATCTTTTCTCCGTTAACATTTCCTTTATAATATACAAGACCTGCCTTGCTTGTGTTTTCCCACAATGTACCTATGCTGTCGTCTTTCTTTTCCATTATAATTTCACAATCCTTCCTGGCTTTGATGCCGGCAAATGTATAGCGAACATATCTGTTATTTTAGTTCCAGTTAAATATTCTATGCCTTCACAATACATTTGTAATTGTTCTTTAGTTTTCTTTTTGTTTAATATTGTACTAGTCTTAACATCAAATACAGCCTTACTATTAAACAAATCTTGGTTATCATTGAATAACCTTATGAACTCATACAACTCTGCTGTAAAGCCTTTATTTTTAGTTAGTAGCCATTGTTCTATTTCATCGTGTACCATTGTCCCTTTATTACAAGCATATATAAAAAATGGTTCGTCTTTAATATGATCAAAACTTCCGTCATCTAGTATTTGAGTGACACTTGGTAAGAATTTACCATTTAATTTATATGTATGCCACTCATCATTGTATTCAACTGGACTTTCAAAGTCGTCTATACCAGTTATAATATCAACTCTACCTGCAAATGTATCTGTGTTAACTATTTTTTCTGTTAATAACTTCATCAGCTTGCACTCCTGTCATATCTTCTATTTTAACAATTTTATAATACGTTAACATAGCAGGAACATCATCTACTAATTCTTTTATCTTTTTAATTTGTACAGTTGTAATTTTTGGTGTTTTAGTTGGTACATTTTGTTGTTTAACTGCATTAGCCACTTCTTCATAACTAGCCACACTGGTATCAATTCCAATACCAAAGTTTCCTAAAGCACGTCCAATAGCACTTGTTTCACAATTTTCAATGTATGATGTTTTATTTATAAATCCATCTCCATCTTTTTCTCTTGCGTAACCAGTTGCTTTAATTTGTCCGTCAATAATAATACTAGCTTTAAATACACAAGCACCATCTACGTTGCTAACTAATTCAGTTAATATAGATCCATCGTTATTTTCTCTAAAATACTTTATTCTTTCATTTACCATTACATAATCTTTATCCTTGATTTTTACAGTTTTTAATTTATCCATTGTATTTCCTCCTTCCATTTTATTATTCATCATGACCACCTACTATTATCCTCCAATAAAAGTCTTTTTGCTTTGTACCTAAATTTAAATTATACAACCAATCTTTCATAGCTCTTTTTTCTTTGCTAGTTTTATAAGTCTTATATTCTTCGTATAACACATCTATAACTTTATCTATTGACCTTTGTTGTTTGTAATAACTCATTTTTTTTCTCCTTTTTATCATATTATTTAAAACCCTCTAATAGTTTATTTAGTTTTGCCTTGTCTTCTTTAGTTGCTTCTTCTTTTGTAATTTTATTATCAAACCAAATAGGCGTGTTAATATCATTCGTTTTGCTTTTATCTTTGTTTTTCCAATTTCTCATAACCAAGTTATGATTTTTATATTTTTTACCGTGAGTTTCAATATACTCATCTAGATTTTTAATCATAGTTGGATAGTCGGGAAAATCATCTTTTAACTTATCAAATTGTTTATCAGTTAATAACACATTTTTATATTCGCCATATGTCTTATTACTATTCTTTATATTCTTTATATTCTTAGTAGTGGTTATTTGTTGGTTATTTGTTGGGGATTTGTTGGTTATTTTATTTTCTACACCTTGATATTTTCCCCAATTTACTATGGTTATAACTGAATATTTGTTGGTTGAAGTGATGGTTATGTTTTTGGTATTTACAAGTTTCTGTAATGTTGTCCTTATTTGTTGTTCTGATAATCCAGTTGCCTTTGCCAGTTTTTTTCTACCAGTTATAAACGAACCTTTTTTAATTAAAATACCATGCCATTTTTTGTCTTCATAATTAGCATTAAAAAGACAGTGTATAAATAACGATATTACATTAGGGTGGTCATGCCACTCCCAGTCCAATATTGACTTATGCAGTTTTATCCAACCGTTCACACAATATCACTTCCTTTAATATAAAAAGATAACAAACATATATATAACGACTAACTTAAATTATCGGGTAGACAAAGTGTTAGTCGCTATGTATATATCTGCTATCATGTGTCTACCCTACTCTTCTATCTAAATTTATTTTACTACTAATTAGATCCATTGTCAACACTATTTTTAATATTCTTTTATGTATTGTTTAACATATGGTTGATATTCTAAATCTCTTAATAATTGAATATGTTTTGCGTTGTCTAATTCTTTAGCTACTGACTTATTATGTGTATGTTCTACATCTACTATTCTTTCAGTTAATTCATCATACTCATAATCAAAAACGAAAAATCTAACATCATACATATCTTTATATAGTTTCATTTTTCCTCCTTTTCTAATTCATTTATTATTTTTTTTCCAACTTCCATACCATCTCTAAATACTAATTCATATAATTTAGTGGCTTCCTTAACTATTTTAATAATTTGTTCTTCTACTTTTTTATTATCTATAGTTGCAATTGTTTTTTTAACAACTTCTTCTTTAGTCATTATTTACCTCCTCAACTTTTTCTACTAAATCAGCTTTTATTAGGTCTTTTACATATTTTTTAATTATTTTGTTATTTGTTTTAATTGTTTCATAATAAAGATGTTCTTTAACATCAGGTTCTAATACTATCATATCAACAGAATTTTCGTTTATAACTTTGCATTCCCACAATTTTAAAATCCTGCTATCATTTACATCTCTTCCACTCCACATATTATAATTAGGTTCTTCATTACATATTGTTATAATTAGTTTTTTTTCTAAATCAACTACTTTAACTAATTTTGTTGGATATACTGCAACGTGACTTATTTCAAACCCAAACTTTTCCAACTCTTTCAAATCTACACTATCTTTAATTTTTAACATTATATTAAACACTTAACCCTTCCTACTTTTCTCCAACCATCTTCTTCTACACATTGTTGTATGAAAGTATTATCTATTATCATAGCATCTTCAATCTTTTTAGTTCTTTCAATTACACTCTCGTGCCATACATTTTTAATAAACCATTTATCGTTTATAATAATCTTGCTGTATTTATAACCTACTGCTTTCGTTCATTCCACCCTAATTCTTCTATTTGTTTTTGTATTGCTTCATTTAGCACTTTATATATTTCTAAATGTTCACATCTACCATTCCTAATAGCATAAGTTATAATACAATAATCGTTATTTTCAAATTCTTCAAAAATAATATGTTCTCCTAAATATTTACCTTGTTTAACCTTTTTATAAAACTTGCGTTGTATAGGTGTTTGATTAGTTGTTAATCTATATCCCAACTCTTCAAACATTTCTTTTGCTTTCATTTACTTACCTCCTTTTTTCCAGTTCAACATATAATATAATACGTTTAGTGATACGAATGCAATTAAGCCTAATATTAAAATCATTTATTTATCTCCTTTAATTTATTATATTGTTTCGTAACTCCTTTATACCAATGATGATTTAATCCGTTTGGATCGTTATCAGCACCGATAGGACAATATTTCTTTTGTATTTGGCTTATAGTAGTTAATCCTTTATCTAAATAACCAACTCTCAAATTACGAGCAAAGAACATTATACCTTCTTCTAATGTTTTAAAGCTACGCAGACCTTTACTTGTCATATTACCACCAACATTATTCTTGTTTTTGAAAGCACTAGAAGTAAAATGTCCTGTTTCGTGAATACTAATTGCCATCAATAATTCATATTCTACATTGTATTTTTCACTAGCAAGTCTAAACAAGTCATCTCTAGTTAATTTAACAACCTCTACCACTTCTTTATCTTCTTCTAGTGTTATGTTGTCATCTTGTTCTATAACCTCTATATCGCTTTCTATTTGCTTAACGTCTAGGCTAAATTGTTTTCCACCTACACGGATTGTCAATGCTATAAACATTATTAAAACGAAAGTAATAAATATCGTTATTACAATTTTCATATTATCTCCCTTATTTTATTTTTAAGTTTTGTACGTTCAACGTCATTACAACAGTTGAAGTAATTAAAGTTATAATAAACATTCCATATTCGCCAATAGTTTCAAAATTAAGTCTTATCAATAATTCATAAGTTAAAATCAATACTAAAGTCATATTCAATACTCTGATTAAAAAGTTCTTTGAAATAAATTTAAACATTTGTCTTCACCTCCACGTTTTTTGTAGTCATCATTAACTTTCTTAATTCATGTCCCCATATCCAAGAATGTTTATGATTGTCTAAATGTTCTTCATACTCTGTTCTATACCATTCTTTATGTTCCATAGGTTCATTATCTAGTAAATCGTTTAGATAGTCTAATGCGTCGCTTTCGTTTAACCAAACTTGATCTGCATTATCTATTGTATATAATGTATTATCATCAATCATAGTAAACTCATTTCCTTTCATTATTTCTAATTGGTTATCAGTCATTATTCATCATCTCCAAAAAAGTAATCAAATCTTAATCCTATTAACAATATAATAATTGCTACCAATATTGATAACCAAACTAAACAAAAATCTACTGACAATACAAACCCTACAATCAACCATACAAATATAACCGTTAATACAAATAATAATTTATTTTTCATTTTAATATCTCCTTTTCTATTTTATTTAAATTCGCTGTCGTGATACATTCTATTTGTCCTTCTATAATTAACTTATCAAATAATATTCTCACACATGCTAATTCAGTACACGATAACTTTGCTAATGTTCTTAAAGCATTTTTAACATTATCTAATTGTTTATTGTTCATTTTTATCTATCTCCCTTATATATTCGGTAATTGTCAAGTAAGTCATTGCTGTTTCGTATTGATCTAATGTAATATTGCTTTTGCCGTTTTCTAATCTGTTATATTGTTCTCTACAAATGTGAAGTAAATCCGCTATATCTTGTTGAGTTAATTTTAGTGCCTTTCTACGTGCCTTTAACTGTTTTAAAAATTTCATATTGCCTCCTTTGTAATTAAACTATAACATTAAACATCACACTTGTCAACCCCTAATTGAATAAAGTTTACACAAATAAAAAAAAGACTTAATATTTCAAGTCTCTTTTGATACGATCTATTGTATATCTTAATGAGGCGTATATGGTATATCTACCAGTTACACGTTTCTTTCTATACATTTTATATAGTTGTATATAATCTTTTAGTGGTTTCATTTAAACACTACTAATGTATTACTATTTCTACAATCTATATGCGTCCAACTCTTACCAACTTCTAATCCAGTCACTCCAAGTTGTTGCCAGTTATCTTTAATGAAATCATTAACAACAGTAGGGGATACGTCCTTAACTTTGAAGTCAATAGCGTTTCCTAATATATGTTGGCTTTTAGAACTTCCTCTAACTGCTTTATTATATGCTTCACTCCTATATCCACTTGTTACCGTTATAGGTTTACCGAAATAATCCCTGATAGTTTGGATAGCATTTAATATGATCATGTTAAGTTTTAAATATTCCGTGCCATCATCTTGCATCAATTCTTTTATTTTGAAAGATTTAACCACAGATAACTCTTTAGACACCCATTTAAACTCACTCACACCATCTTTAATCAATTCAAGGGCAATTGTTCCAGTTGGTATCAATTCGTTTATATGGGCTTTAAATTCCCTTATACTCTCATCTCTGATTTCTACCTTATCCTCTAACATAACCTTGCATTGTTCTAACGCTTCAATTAAATTAGTCTTTTTTAGTAGTTCGTTCTCTAATTCTTCTATATGTAAGTTTGTTTCTTCAGTTGTTTTATTTTTAACAAATAACTTTGCAAACCATTTAAACATATTAGTCTACTACTCCTTTTGTAACGGGATTTATGATTACTCCTAGTCCGATCAATATCGCTAACGCACTATCAATAATCATATTAAGTTCTGGCGTTGGTGTAATATCAAATATTGATTTCAATATCATAAATACGAACGCAACTACACTTACTATAAAAGTTTTATTTCTTAATCTTGCTTTCCAGTCCATCATTTAACCTCCTTTTCCTTTATTGGTAATTTGTATAACTTATGTTGTAAGTCTTTTACTACTCCATTACCATTAAGGTTTGTATATTCCTTGAACATTTCCTCAAAGTTGGTCCTAGCATATAAAGGGAAGAGCCCTTTATCACTATATTTTTCATAAACACTAATTAGTCCATTTCTTAATAGTGCTTTCACACCTAATTGCGTAGCATTGTTTTTCTTCCTTTGTCTTATTGCTGCGTTAGTCAAGCATCCGATTGCAATAGTAATTATATAAATAATTACATTGATCATTACGTTGTCCATCTAGTTGTCCTCCGTTCTAAATCCTATGCTTTTTTGCTTTGGTTCTTCTACTTTAACTATTTGATTATAAGCATTAGCCAAGAGATTATACTCGCTAGATAATATATAATATTTTTCTACGAAATCTCTCAACTGCTTATATTCCTTTAATGTTATTTCTATCTTTTGCATTATATCACCCTATTTTATAACAGTTATTTGGAAAAATGTTCTGGTATCTGTTGTGACATCTAAATCGCCACCACTACTTTGATTTACTGTTACTACAAAATAATCTCCAGTGGATACATCGTGAAACGTTTTACCTAGATTTGCATATCCTCTTTCATATCTACTTCCAGCTGTAACAACATCAACTGCTGTTTCTATTGAACCGTTTAAAAATATAGATGCAAACCTACCCCCAGTGGCATCGCTATCCCATCTAACTCCAGCTTGTACTAAAACTGTTGCCCCATTATATTTTGCTGGTATTGTTAATCTGGTAGCTGCTCCTGAACTCCAAAAACTATCAGTATCATATGTTGCTGTATCCCACGGAATTGATAAATCAGTAGATGCAGTAGTAGTTTCATTAGCAGTTAAATTAACTAATGCACCAGCACCACCTAATCCATATTTATCTTCTAATAATTGTCCATTTTCTGCAAGTAAACCAAAATTAGTTATATCTTCTGCTAATGTTAAATCAGTTCCAGTTAAGTTCGCACTTGCTGTTGTACCGCTATTAGTTACTGTTGTTATACTATCAAAGTTTGTATAAACTAATTCAGTAGACGCTGCAGGTAACACGCTTTCTGGTGTTATTGTTCCAGCAGTTAATAGTAATGCGTTTACTTCTGTTATCGCTGAACTATCTGCTCTAAATTCAAATATATTTTGTTCCGTCCAACTATTACTAGAACTTTCCCAATAACTAAGAGCTAATTTCGTTAATGCTAATTGAGTTGTGGCATCACTAACAGCTAACGTATCTTTTGAACCGTTTATAAATATATCATAAGTAGTTCCATTCCATCTAAAGACAATCTTATATCTTGTATTTGGAAGTACAGTTTCAGAACCATAAGTATTTGAATTTGTTGTAATTCTCCATTTTTCGCCAGTTGAACCACTTTTATAAATTACATAATCGTTAGTAGCACTAAAGGAAGCTATAAATGAACTTGTTTCATTCATGTTACCAGTTAATACTTCAAAATATATAGTTCCGACATTTAAACTTGTAAAACTTCCACTTATTGCTTTACTTGATGCTCCATCAAACTTCAATGCATTATTTAACGCTTCTTGGTGTACGTTATCATCTACTGTTGTATCTATTTCAGTAGCAGTTGATGATATATCGCTTAATTTAGTTAAGTCAGCATCATCTGCATCTCCAATATTTAATACTGTTCCACTTAATGTTACATTATTTGTAAAGTCTAAAGCACCTGCTGCTTGACTTACAGTTCCTCCGCCACCAGCACCATCGTTAGATGTTATTGATAATGGATAAGTATCGTCACTATTTAATACAAATGTTCTTTCTTTTATATCTATTGTGTTATTTGTGCTATCAGTTAAAGCAAAACCTGCTAAATCTAAATCTGCTGATAATTGTGGTGTTGTATCATCAGTTAAATCTTGCATAGCACTATCTGCTGTTGAACCTTGAGCTGCTGTAGCAAAGTACCCTACATCTTCTGCTGCTGCTGTTCCTAAATCTCCTGGTTGTGTTGAACTATCTGCTAAATCAAGACTAGCATTAACGCTTGTATCTAGTTTAGTTTCATCTATACTTGCTGATTTGATATCTGCTTTTATTTCTTGACCTGTTAATGTTAAATCTATCTCATCAGTATCTGTAACTGTAACTGCGTCGTGTTTAGCTAAAGTATTAGCGACTATTTCATCAAACTTCGCTTTGGTTAATAGTCCTGCTCTTGATGTACTTGCAGATACTAAAGTAGCGTTAGTTCCGTCGCTTGAATTAACATCTACGGTTGTAGTAGTAGAAGTTCCTTCTGATAAATTTGTTGATACATTGGTTAACTTATCTGTATTTAATGCAACTGCTGTGTTATTAGCAACTTCAGTATCAAAGTCACTTATTGTACTTGCTACTTGTGTACCAGTATGGTTTGCTCTAGCAAGTAATGTAGCATCAGCACTATTTGCTGTTGATCCATCTGCTATATTAAGTAATGTTCTCATTGCTGCATAATCTACTGCTGATACTAAACTCTTGCCGTTAGTGCTAGGATTAACTCCTGACCACTCTGACAAGTTTGCTGCGTACGCTTGAACGTCTGAACCTATTTCTAAGTTAAGGGCATCTTTTAATTCTGCATAAGTTAGTCCTTCTATGTCTGTTCCATTAACAAATCTTGGTATATCATTTGCAACTGGAGTTCCACTTGTAGAAACGTTTCCGCTTCCAGCAGGTGTAGCCCAAGTTCCATCATCTTTTAAAAATTGTCCTGTATTTGCTGCTTTAGGTACATAACCGTGTTTAGTTATTGAAACATCATTAGTAGTATTATCTGCTAATATTTGCATTGCTTCAGTTACTTTTGCCGCTCCTATTGTAAGGGCTTCACTGCCAGTTACATCTCCTGTATGTGTTTGGTTATACAAATTAGTTGTTCCTTCTGAAACATCGTCGCTATCTATATCATCTATTGTTTCTAACGCAGTTTGTACATCTACATCAGTCGCACTTAATATTCCGTCAAAATTTGTGACGTCTACCGCAACATCATCTGCGTCTATACCTGTAAAGTTATTACCATCAAATGTTGGACTAGAGCCACTTATAACACTTTGGTCTATATATGTATGACTAGCACCACTTTCACCTATATGTGTATATGCTGCTTCAAAGTTTGTTTCTTGTGTTTCCGTTATATGTTCATTATCAGTTCCTGCATTTATTCCTGATAAATCATTATGAGTAAAATCACTTGATACATAAGTTGTATCTGGTGTATCTATATTTCCACTACCTAATATAGTAGTAGAGTTTATTGTTTTGATATTTGTGCCACTTACTAAAGTATCTTGTTTACTTGCTTCTAAACCACTATACAAAGTGTTTGTTGCATTATCGCCACTATTAGTATTAGTGGTATTACTTAATATAGTTCTTTCATCTGCTGTTAATATTTTAGTTAGCGTTCCTTCAACCATATTATCCATATCAAATGCGTCATCGTTTATTCCGTCTGGATCATAAACAGCTTTTGTCATATCTCCTGTACCAGCTACGTCTGTCCATTCTGTATCGTAATTAGTAGTTGATTTTTTAGATAATACTTGTCCTGTTGTTCCACCTGCTGCTACACCTGCTCCTGTTGCACCTGTTTCACCAGTAGCTCCTGTGTCGCCAGTTTCTCCTTGTATACCTTGTGTACCTTGATTAGCATATCCAGTTAGATCGGCTGTAATCTCATTTGTTTCTAAAGTAGCTGTAATCTCATTTGTTTCTAAAGTAGCTGTAATCTCGTTTGTTTCTAAAGTAGCTGTAATCTCGTTTGTTTCTAAAGTAGCTGTAATCTCGTTTGTTTCTAAATCAGCAGTTACATCCATATTTCATCACCCCGTAATATCATCTTTATCAATAATAAGTCTACCTTTAATTATTGTATAAGTTTCATCATCTGAACTATCCCATTGTACGTCATACCAATATGTACATTCGTCTAATAGATCTGTTTCAGTATCTAATAGTGTAGCATCAGCATATCCTTCGGCAGTAAAAGTTGTTATTTCTTTTTGTAATACATGTGTAGTATCGCTTAACTTTTCTTTAACTGATAACCATACTGTATCACCAGCTGTAAATTCTGTTTCAACATCGTTAATTACAAGTTTAACAGTTAAACCAAAAGTATCTCCTTTGGTCACATATAAGTCTTGTGTTGTTACTTGTGCCATAATATTTTCCTTCCCCTACCCTACTTGTATAAGATAGCCTTATTTTTATAAAACAACGAAAAACCGTTGGTTATACCCCTCCCCTACCGTAGTAGAGTGGGGGAGTGTTAAGTAAGTGTAAACTAATTATTTACGTTCAAATGTATAGGTTACAGTAACTGTTCCGCCATCATTTGTTTCTACTCCTAAATCTTTATAATAAACATATGTGTCATAATCGGTTATACTCATGCCGTCCCAAGTTTGTACTTGATATTTAAACCCTGTGGTTTGATATTGTGTCGGAGTTGCTCCACTATCATATGCCCAATTAGTAAATCCTGTAAATGTTAATTGTCCTGTATCTGGATGAGTTATCGTTAGATCAGTTATGATATCATAACTATCATCTTCAGTAGAAGCCGTTGTGCTATCGCTCATATAAATAACATCTAATAAACTCCAATATTCTATACCTATACCAAAGCCTTCCCAATAATCCAAGTGAAATGGACTACTTATGTAAGTTCCTGGTATCAATGTTCCGTCAGCTTCAAATTCGTCTACTCTTATTATTTGTAATTCATCTATGCCGCTCATACTAATTTTAGCATCTTCAGTATCTAAAAAAGCCACTAAATAATCTGTTATTGCATTTATACCTGTAGGAGCTTGTCCAAATCCTACTCCATATAAGTCAGTGGAATATGCTGATACATCTATTGTATATACAGTAGCTAAATTAACTGTATATTCCGTTGCGATTTGCATAGTTAAGTATTCATCATATATTTGTTCTTCATCGTATGTCATAGTTGTGGAAGCGTCAGTTATTGATTGTGTTGTTCCAAATCTTAAATATACATATGGAGTTGTTTGAAAACTACTACCTGATAAATCAGGGAATAATGTATCACGATCTGGTTGTGGCAAAATCTTTTGACACATTAAATCTAAATAATTATCTAACACTCTATTCTTTAGCATTTTACTTCCTACTTGTACGCCATCTTTAAACATCTTAAACTCTACGTGCTTGTTACTAATTTTCATCAATTACCACCCCATCAACTAGAGTAAGTTTGGTTTCTTCCATATCTTCATCTCTGATATACACACTATATGTGCCATCAGTTATTTCATCGTCCTCTATTTCGCCTGTTTCTACTCTAAAGGCATCTAGATAACTTTGTATATAATTAGAGTTTCTCATTTTAATTACATAGGTCATCATATTACCTATTGCTATATCTTGTCTTATATCAGTTACTATAAAATCTCCTGATACTAAATAGTCAGTGAAATCCAAATTGATTTTATTTAACGGTTTGAAGTTAGCTATAAAAGTATCTAACGCTGTGCTATTTACTCCTTTAACTTCAAATTCTACTATTTCTGTTTGTATTTTGGTTCTATTGATTTGGTTCTTTGCATACTCAACCATTTCAGAAGCAGTAAAATATTTACCTTTTAAATCTATTGTACGTTCTACTTTTCCTGTTGGTGATATAACATCTATACTATCTATTACTTCTTGTGCGTTAACAAATTTAGTTGTCTTTGGTAACAACGCAGTGGTTGCAAATACTGATACATCAGCTTCTACTGCTCTTGTTTTAAACCCTATTACATTGGTACTATTATAACCATCTAATATAAGTAAAACTTTAATACCTGCTGCTAATTCGTCTTGACCATCTATTCCCACAGCAGCACTATAAGTTACTAATTTAGTTGTAGTATCATAATCAACTGACATTAAATCAGCTGTTGCTCCGTAATCTAATAAAATTGTTACAAATGCTCCACTAAATGCTACTACTTCAAAAGCACCTTCCTGTAATGATTTAGCAGCCGATGTAGGTGATATACTAAATGCGTATGGTAACATAATAACATTCGTTTCGCTATCATATGGTGCTTCATCTAAATATTGATATTGTGTTAATATCTTTTGATTTTTAAGATTGATTACATTTGCATAATCTGTTGTTGATATGGTAGGTGTAAAGTTAACCCCTATACTATCATCTAACGTAGTTAAATAAGTATCATCTATGCTAATGTCAGCTTCTTTTAACTCTAAACTTTCTACTGTTTCTATATATATTTCTTGGTTTTCATCTATAAACCACGTGAAGTTATATTGATTAGATAATTTATTCATTAAACTTTCTACCGTTTCCATACTTGCTTTTATACTAATTGTAGTATCAGGTAAATTATTACTTTGTATAAAGAACCCTTCGTCTACTAAAGGTTGTAATATATCTTCTACTACATCACTCAAACTCTCAAAAGATTTCAATAATGATATAGTTCTTTTAGATGCAATAATCATAGGATTATAACACGTTAAGTTTAGCCTAACTATTTCATTACCAGTTCTATATGATGGTAGTGTCAGCTCTTCTAAATAACCCGTATATAAAACGTTATTAAACGCTAAATCATTCCCTGTTAAATCAGCACTTGATAAAGATCCATCATTTGTTATAGTATCTAAATTATCAAAATCTGTATAAACTAAATTAGTTGTACTGGTTGGCAATACGCTGTCTGGCGTAATTGTTCCAGCACTTAATGCTAAAGCATCAGCTTCGCTTATTGCTACATTTTCTAGTCTAGCATCATATAGGTTGCCACTAAAGTAATTGTCGCCACTAACGCTATCTCTACCTAGTGTTATATTGGCTATATTATAATGTATTGTAGAAGAAACGGACAATGCCTCTTTTACTCCGTCTATAAATATATCTATAGTTGAACCGTTAAATCTACATACTATTCTATGTCTGCCTGCTTCAGTAACTCCAGCTACTGTAGATATGTGAGAAGCGTCCGCTCTTATAAAGACAAACCCAGATGTGTTAATACCAAATCTTTCAATGTTGGTATCTCCTGTTATAAAATATTCAGTTTCATCTCTAGTTTCTTTAATATCTACATCTATATATATTGTGTCTGCATTAAACGTACTAAATGCACCACCTGTTGCATAACTTGATGATCCATTAAACTTCAATGATCCGCTTTCTGTATCTATTATTTCTACTTTTTGGTATTTAACAGGTAAATCAGCTATTGCTTTTCCTGTAAAATCTACAGCCATTATTGATATTTGACTTTCTCTTGAAGTGTTTTTTAAACTTGCCATGTATGCTGTAGGATTAGATCCTGTTGTTATTATATCGTATTCAGTTGCGTTAAACTTTGCTTTTAATTCCATTATGCAACACCTCTAGTTTGACTTAATACGTCGCTTACTAGACTAGTTACCATGACCTTTATATCTTCTCCACCTATGCTTAATGATGGATATACGTTTACCATTGTACTTCCTCCGCCACCCATTTTATGGTTTGGTGTAATTGATCCTGATGTGTTTGGTGTAAATAATTCTGGTCCTCGTTCTCCAACCATATAAGGTTGATTTGAATTAGCTCCTCCACCATTTGCTCTATGACTAATACCGAAGAAACCTGCTATACCTGACAATACGCCTACTATATCAGTTCCAAATAGTCCTTTTGATACTTTATTACCAAATGCTCCACGTGCCTCTGCTTTAGGACCAGTAAAAAACTCTGTCCACCAGTCACCAGCTCCTGCTAACATACCTTTTAATCCGCCTAGTTCTGACATTAAATCTTTAACGTTTTGTATTGGTTTCCAAGTGCTAAAGGCTTTCCATGCAGTATCTAAAGCTGGTACTAAATCATCTGTTAAAAATGGTACTAATGTGTTTGCTAAAAACTCATAGAAACCTACTTTTAAAGGGATTAACATTTTACCAATACCTTCTTTTAAATCTCCAATAGCATTTTCTGCTGCTGCTATTTTACCTGCATCAGTTTGTCTTAATGCTGTATTCATATCCCCAACATTATCAGTTATAACTTCAGCCAATATTGCTGCTCTTTCCATTTCGTTACCATTCTTTAATACTTTCTCTTGAGTTTCATCAAATGAAATCCCAACTCTAGTTAATGCTCCAACTTGTCCTTGTAATGCTTTCCCCATTAAATTCGCTATATTAACGAAATCTCCTGTTCCTGCATTTACTCCCTTTTGTTGTGCTACTAGATTATTCATAGCAGGTGTTAGTAGTTTCAATGTATCAGCTGTACTAGCAAATGTAGCTAATTGTTGTTGCCCTGATATAATTAGTTCATCTCCAAAGATACCTCTTTTTTGTTCTTCTCTCGCCAAGTTCATAACTGATTTGATTTCTGCGTCAGTTGCTCCAATTCTTTTAGTCATTACTTCGGTTAATTTAGTTTCGCCTTCAACTTGAAGATTATATGCTTCAATAGATTGTTTTGAAAAATCTAATATCTTTTTAGCTGCAAAAGCAACTCCTGCTGCTTTAGCGAAGTTTTTAACTGATGTACCTAAATTACCCACACTCTTTTGAGCTCCTTTGGTATCATAATTAACTTTAAAATCTATCCTTGCATCAGCTGCCATCTTTCTCACCCACCTTTTCGTTTAAGTAATTATATAAAATACTTAACCCTTCTTTGTTCTCGTTCTTTAAACGATATTTCAATTTCATTAGTTTTACAAAGTTTATATAATCTTTGTTATACTTATCTGCCTTTGGTAGTTTTTCTGTTCTAAATCCTACTACCTTACAAATTGATGCGTTACCTTCAAGGAATATACCCTCTAGCATTGAATTAAACTCCCACCAGTTGATTTTATCTTTGTTTAAGTCTATTTGCCTTGCTGATTTAAAACTGTCCCATATAAGCCTGTAATCTATCTTAAAATCAATAGTCCTTTTACCATCGCTTTTAACAGCTTTTTGTAATGAATTGAATATTGAGTTAATTAAATCAACCTTGTTAGGTATATCTATATCTAATTCAGGTATCAATAACTCTATTACTTCGTTGACTTTTTGTTGTTCAGCGTATTCAAACGCTAACATGACCGCCTTAAAGCTTATATCCATTGTATATTCTTTACCGTTTATTTTAATCTTATCTATGTCATTCCAATCTATTGTTGGATTGTATTCGTATATTGCTCTTTGTTTTGGTCTATTAAAGTGCTTATTACAAGCAGGCCCACTTTACCAACTAAATTGTTATATTCTATTTCTGGCATTACGTTTTTTAAAAAGTCTACTTGATCTTTAAAAAATATATTCCCCATGTCAATACCTAGTTCTTCGTTTTCTCCATCTATCGCTATTTCTAATTGTCTAGCTTGTTCCTTTATCATGTGTAATTTATCTATTTCTTGTTTATATTTATCTGCATCAGTTGTTAAAGAAACCAATTTATCTTGTTCACTTATTGCTTTAACTATGCTTGTTTTATCATTTACCTGTGTATCTAATCTTTTAAATATTTCCCTTAACTGTTCGCTTTCATCATACGTTACTTTGACTTCTATTTCTTTTGTATTAGGTTTACCTTCTTCTTTGTATCCTAGCTTAACCTGTGTTTCAAAAAAGATTTCTTCTACATTAAACTCTATCATTGTTTCCTCCTTAAAAGTTATATAAGGGAGCAAAGCCCCCATATATTATAATGAAGTTCTTGTAATTGTTCCGTCTGCTACTTTAAATGTAATATCTATTGCTCTTACTTCTTCTATTGTCATTGTTTCGCTAATAGCAGTAAGTTCGCCATTGAACGTTAAAGTTGCTCCACTTGTTCCGTCAGCAGTATCAGTAATTCTGATTGCTAAACTTCTAGTTGTTGTATGTCGGATTGTTAATAAAAATTCTGATAAAGTATCTCCATCATCATACTTAATTGTAAATCCAAATTCAGGATCTAATGCTGTTACTTTGTTTTGTGCTACATCACTATTAAGTTTGTAAAAAGTATCAACAACTTCTCCCCATGATACATCAGCACTTACTATGTCAGCTTCTTGCCAACTTTCAGAACCTGTAATATCTACTTCTAATTTGAAGTCTTTACCTGTAATATAAGCCATCTTATTCCTCCTACTCTATTATTGCTTTGAAATTAACATTATATAATATTCTTTCATTTTCATCTTTTCCTACGTATTGAGGTTCGTTATCTACATATATCATTTCAATATTTGAACTTGTTAGCGTTAAACCATTTTGCATATTAAGTTTATTAACTACTTCATCTACTAAACCTCTAGTAGTAGTGTCATCATTTTTAGTACCCCTTATAAGCACTCTAAATCTAACCGTACTATATATTCTAGTTGCGTTTAATTTATTGGTAGTTTCACCATCCATAAGTGATACAGCCGCTACTGAAGTACCTGTTTTAGGTAGTTCTGGACTATATGCTTTCGTTATGCTTGTTTCTTCAATTAGTAATCTAACTTTAGTCACAAATTCCGTACTGTTATATGCCATCTAATCACCTCTTATAATAATCATAAATCTTTATGTATATTCTTTTCCATTCTTTTACATTTCTTCTTACGGTTTCTTCCCACCATAATGATATTGCTCTCCTATTACCTGGACCAGCACTTGCATCTCCGTAGTATAACCTTCTGACCTGTGGTGCTATCATAGTTACTATACCTTGAGCAAATTTACTATGTAGTGATCCGCTTTGATACATTGTACCTTCATCCCAATAGGTAAATTCTTTAACGTCTTTATATGCTTGTTGTGATACTGCTGGTATTGCATCTCTAGTAGTTTTCTTACCAATAGATAATAACCAGTTATTAGCTTGTTGAAAGTTCTTAAAAGCCTTCATACTAATATAATCTCATAGTGATGTGGATTAGTACCATTACCATATAAAGTATCAATATCTCGTACTTCGTACTCACGACCATTGAATGTTATTAAATCTTGTTCTGTAAATGTTAAATGTTTAGGTATAGAGTTTTGATAATCGTAAAACAAAGTAGCTTTACCAATTATTTCTTTTCCATCCTTTGACATCTTTAATACTTGTTGCTCATCAATTTTTACGAATTGAATTTCTCTACTAGTTGGATCATTTATTGCTTCACCTGTATTAGTAAAGTCATATTTGTGTGTTATGGTATGTGGCAATCTTGATCTTGGTATTTGTTTTATCATATTTTAACCTCCTAAATAATAATTATCAAAGGGGAATAAGTCCCCAATGATTATAATATTCTAGTCAAAAGACCAGACTGAATTAGATACCTTTGTGATTTAGGTGCTATTTTTTGATATTCTTTAGAACCTGTACCACCTGTTGTGTTACTTTCCGAGTACTTGCCAATGTTGAAACTTGTTGCCGCTCCAGCGTAATCATCATCTAGTCCAAGATTATTCTCGTTGTATTCAACTTGATATGCTGTTGCTAGTTTTAAATTATCAGGAGCAGTAGTAGCAGTATAGTCATCAGCTGATATCTTTGCCCAATTGAAACAGTGTGCCTTAATAAGTTCTGATGCTACATATATTTTATTCATTGTTCCATCACAGTTGTCTGGATACAAAGTACCATCATCGTTCAGTATTGTGTGTAGTTCAACTATCGTAAGATACTGACTTCTATCGTTTTCTAATGCCATAGTTTATTGCTCCTTTCTAATTATACGCTTGACGCGTGATATTTAACTTGTATTTTAGTAGCGTTCAATACTCTAAATCCAGAGTTGATTTCTACTTGTGCTTTTTTACCAATATAATCTTCAGTATCTATAATTCTCATAGCTGATAATAAAGTGGTAATTCCGAATGCATCCGCATCACCCATAATCATATCTACTAGAGATAAGTTTACAGAAGTTGAATTTGCACTATCGCTGTATGGGAAATATAAAGCTGCAGTTTCATTTAAACCGTTTGCTTCTATAACTCTAATTCCATACCATAATCCAGCTCTACCTGTAGAGAATACGTCGTCGTTTTTAACTGGTACGAAATCTCCACCTGCTTGTGTTAATATTTCTTCATAAACTGAAGTTGATACTATTACATAAGTAGGATTTGCTTTGTTGTCTTTTAATTCTTTTCTCATACCTATGATATAAGATAATACATTACTATCAGAAATAGCAGTAGTATCAGAATAGTCAGTACCTTCATTAACTAGACATGCTAGTCCTGAAGTTTGCCATCCTTCTGAAACTTCTTTAAGTATTCTTGAATATTCAGCTTCTGCTTTATTGTAAGCAACTGCTGCTTCAGTAATACCAAAAATTTGTTCTTCTACTCTAAATGCGTTGTTAATAACAACTTGAATTAAAGTATCTGCAGTAGTAGCTCCTGAGAAGCTTCCACCTACAACTTGAGGATCAACGATTGCGTTGCTTCCTAATTTGTGGAAAAAGTAACCTCCAGCTTGTGTAACTACTTTGTCAGTATATGTCATACCTGGTACTAATACACTGTCGTAGTATAAGTTTGGTTCTACAATAGGTAAATATTTTTCATCTACGTATTGTGAGTTTATTGTTAGTGACATTTAATCATTCCTTTCATTGATTGATTATCCTTTATAAAAAGGATTGTTTTTGTACTTTTCATCTAAAAATGATTTAGATGATTGTTTGTTTGGTGTAGTTGCTTTATTTTCTACACCGACTTTAGTGCTTGGTTGTTCTCTTAACATTGGTAGTTTATCTTCAATAATTTCAGTAAGTTGTGTCTTCAATACTTCTCTATCAAGTCCTTTGTCTGTAAATATAGCTTCGTTGTCTATTAGTTTAATTAACACATCTTTGTGTTTAGTATCTACTTCTAGTTCTAATAACGTATCCGCTATAGCTACTTCTAAATCCTTGTTTTGATACATATCCTTCCACTTGCTTACTTCTGTTTGTAATACACCAGTTGTTTCTAATGCCTTATCCAATTCTGTTTTTTGAGCTTCTTGAAGTTTAGAATATTCATCAACTGCTATTTTAGCATTGTCAAAATCTTCCACTCCTAGTTTTTTTAGTGCCTTTGCCATTTCTTCTTTTACATTCTTTGCAACAATGTTATTAACATCATCCTGTGTAAAAGTCTTTTCGTCTACCTCTTTTATAGTTGATTGTTCAGTAGTTTCAACTGTTTCTTTTTTACTTTCCATAAGTAAAATCCTCTTTTCTTCCCATTGTTTAAGGGCACATAAGGTTAAGCCCGAATTGCTAATAGTTTTTTATGAACTCTTTGTACTCATCTGTATCAAAGTCAATAGGTGTTGTGTATTCCACTATATGTGAACAATGACAGTTAATATCCTGTGCAGGATCGCCAAAGTTTTGTGGTGCGTCTGTTCCTATACTAAAGTAACTACCTACACCGAACACTTGTTCGCCATCTATTGAAGCGTGGTCCATTCTAGGTTCTGCTGCTATCCAGTTATAAATCCAAGTCTTTTTCATTAGGTTTCCTCTTGTTTCGCTTAATTTACCTGCTGATTGCTTGGCTAGACTTTTGTGTGTGTTGACTTCAGTAGTTGCTATAGTAGTTGCTTTACCACCGTTGTTTGATAATATCTTCTTAATGCTCTTTTCTACTTGTCTAGGTGTCTTTTGTCCTTTAACACCTTGTGCTACTACACTATACATTCGTTGAGTAGTACCCTTAATATTGCCACCTATAATTGATTTAAACTGTATCTTTTCATTTCTTTCTCTTATCTGTTCGCTTATTATATGTGATAAATTAAGTTTAGTATTGATCCTAGTGTCTATTTGCTTATCCATAAAGTCATAGAATAGTCTAGTTGTTCCTATTGTGTCAGCTGATGTCTTTGTTATGTTCTTTCCATTTGTCAACCATAGAGAACCTATAATAATAGCCATGTTCTTTTTAAATTCCTTTAAATCATCGGTATTCTTTAATTCGCCTTCATCATCGTATTGCCAATCGTATTGTTCATACTCATGTTTAATTTCTTGATAACTATCGCTATAATCCTTTGTCATAGCCTTTAGTAAATTGGTTTCCTGTTTAGTTAAAACTTCTTCTAACACTTATATCACCTACTCTACTATTGGTTCTTCAATCGGTTCTTCTATTGGTTCTTCTGGTATGAACATTGTATTACCTGTGTTTTGTAATATCCTTGCTCTTTCGTCTTCATCTAATTCATCACCGTATATTTCATCTAACGCTTTTTCATTATCAGTAATATTGGCTTCTACCATCATTTTATTTTGTTCTATTAGTGTTTGTCTATCTGGTGTAATGTAATCCCCAATTTCTATTTTAACATCATATTCTTTTGGTGATTTCTTTCTAAATACATCATATGCCTGCATAACCGTTTCTAACATCGGTTGTAAGAAGTCCACAAGATGTGTAACCATAGATTGCCTAGTTCTCAACGATGTCATTTCACGTTGTATTAAAGCTTCTCCTGATGCGTTTGCTCCAGCAGTATCATTTATACCAATAGTTAAAGCGTTAAGCCCTACATTGGCTAATATGTTATTTAATAAAGCGTTTACACCCTTCGTATACTCATCTGTTCTTATTGCTGGTTGATTATGTGATATTTCGTTCTTACCGTTCTCACGATCATCAGTACCAGTTACTACATATTTCTTTCTAAAGTTATTGAATACTTTACCTGTTGCTAATATATCAGGTATATATGTTTCTGCTCTACCTGTTCTATATTCGTCCATTAGTTGTGACCATACTTCATCTATACTATCAAATTCAGCTACTATGCCATCAAAGTCAGATTTAAGTCCTTCAAACTCTCCACCTAATATAAAATCGCCTTTAAATGTATATGGTACTAAATCCATTGTTTCTTCCAACGTATTCAATGGTATGTCTACTAATTCTTTATCTTTAACCTTATATAATTTATACTCTACAAAGCCTTTACCATATATTTCATGTAATACATAGTTACTCTTTTCAAAGTCGTAATGCTCCTTGAATATAAACCCTTGTGTTCTACCTCTTGTTTTAATCACTTCATAGTTAAACGGTGCATACTTCTCAATTATTGGATATTCACTTACTTCTGGATCGCTACTTACTTTCCAAGCAAATGATTTACCCCAGCACTGTGTTAATACTGAATTGTATAAAAGTGTTAGCCAGTTATTATCTTCTAATATCTCATGTAATAAATCAGTTTCTTTAGTTTTTTCTTTTTCACCTTTCATTACTGATGCAGTGATTTCCGAATTCGTTAATAGTCTTGCTTTACCATGACATATCATAGCAGGTATTCCACTATGTACTACCCTTATATCGCTAGTTACATTAGCATAATAGTAGCTATCTTTAGTATCAATGGTTGTATACGCATTAGTCTTTGATTGATAGAAGTCTGCTAATAGATCCTCATCACCTAAAAACCATAGGTATTTCTCTTGTAATTTGTATTGATCGCGTTCTACTGTTTTCTTTGGCATTTTATCACCTCTTACTTTCGTATAATTTTGTATGTACGGATACATGAAGCCAGTTAGCGCTTCGCCTATTTTGTCTTTTAACCCCAAGTTAATCACTTCCCTATCTTTTCTTTAAATGGTAAGAACGCATACTGACTAGCGTTGATTGTATGGTCATTAGCATCTTCAGGTTCGTCTTTGTTAGGCAACCAACTGTATAAATTGTGTTCCCTTATGTGTTGTTCACACTTATCTACTACTAGGTACTTTTTAGTAGCTATCCACCCATTTTGCAGGTTTATTCTATCTATTATCTTTGTTTTCTTATAAGCATTAACAAAGTTGAAATTCAACGCATGTACTCGCTTATATTTTTGACACTCTGTTATGGTAGCTTGATCCGCACTATCTACAAACACTGTTGGACATATGCCCCACTTCTGTTGGTTTCTTAATACAAAATCACTTACCTTAATTGCTATATCAGATGGTGTCAATGTGAAACTATCTCTATTGTTATATACTTCTTCTTCTAACACTACGTATTCATTACCTCTAGTTAATCCGCCCCATATAAATGCAAATGTATCATCTGACTTACTTGAATATGATGTATCTATACCACATGTATATCGTACGTATGTTCGTTTGGTAAGCCTTTTTAAATCCTGTTCATCAGGATTAGTATACATAGCCCATTTCTCACTTACTATGTTTGCTTGTGGTAACCTAAATATTAAGCCAACACCCTTAGTTCTTATTCCTTGTATCTTTGTCTTATATTCCCTTGTTTCAGGTAATAAGCTATGCAATAGTCTTTCTCTCTTTGCTTCATCCATAGTTGGATTATCATCAAAGTTAAAGAACCAATAATGCCAATGTTTCTGTTCTGGTGCTTTTAATAGCTCTTCCCATATGTGATTTGGTACACTATCTCTATATTTTTCTATAGGTCTAGATCTATTTATAATTTCCTTGTATATTTCTTTATCTGGATTATCTGGATTTAGTGTTACACAACAGTATTCAAATCTCGGTAGGAATAACTCCCTTATGAAACCCATATCTGCTATATTTACTTCATCTATAAACACTGCTCCGAATTGTCCACCTAATACCTTCTTAAACCTTGCTGCATCACTATATCCTACTAAATAGACTGTATCATCGCCTATTTTAATATGTGGTAGCTTCTGTTTACTATTACCTTGTAAGAACACTTCTATATCAGGGAAATTGTCCATAAGTCCACAATCGCCTGTTGATAGTATATTACTCATTACTGTACCTAAACTTTCAGCAGCTATTAAATGCTTATTACGTTTAGTCTTTTTAATCATGTATAAGAACTTACTAGATATAGCAGTTGTAGTCTTACCTGCCTGTGTAGTTCCCTCTAGTACATCTACTTCACTATCAGTTAATAAGAAATCAAGATACTTCTGTGTTATCTTCATTCTTTAACTCCTCAATAGAGTTTATCAATTCTTCTACTGGTGTAGTATCGTATACAACGGTATTTTTAACCTCGTCAATAGGCTTTTCTCCTATCATAGCAGCTAATATTTCATATGCTTTAGTATCGCCTTTTAACGCCTTGTCTATTAGCCTTATATTGACTAGTGTCTTTTTATCAACACCTTCTACTTCACTTTTGTCTTTTAATACTGCTTTTAGTATTTGTCTAAATTCCTTTTCAGCTGTTTCTTGTTTACCTCTAGCAATTCCACCAGCACGTTGTATTTTTAACGCTTCTTCTGGTGTGCGTTGATTTAACGGTATTAAATTTTCCTTCCCCATATGTATCACCTACTTATTGATTATTTCTTAACTGGTTTGCATGGTCCTTTACCTCTACCTGTTCTTGGTCCTTTACCTTCTGGTCCTTTACCATCTCTTTGTGCCATTATTTCACTTCTTCCATTTCAAAATTGTTTAATTGATATGCTGCACTTGTCTTAACCAAGTAATCGCCTTCTTTTAACTCTGCTTTAGTATGGCTAGTTTGATCTACCCTATTACCTCTTTCAGTATCAAAGTGTTTTTCGCTATCTTCTACTATATACAATATACCTTCTTCTAATACTAACTCTTGGTGTATTAGTGGCATATCAGTTAATACTTGTTCTTTAGTTTTGCTTGTTATTTTAATTGCTTCAAACTTCTTATTAGCTTCTTTAACTTGTTCCTTTAATTTCTTTACTTGTGCTATTGCCATCTTTGGTATTACTTTCATATTATCTTCTCCTCTATATTATTTTGCCAAATCCTGCTTTTCTTATCTGTTCTGCTCTCTCTGGTGTAGTATCTAATACTTCGCCTTTTTTAACTGCTCTACCTAGTGCTATATCGTCATAGCCGTTAGTTATCTTAATCTTACAATCTAAATTAGGTTCTTCTGTATACACATAGTTATCATTCTTACCACCTAGATCACCTATTAAGTCTATCCAGTCTTGTATATTGTCCTTCTTATGGTATTTAAAGCCTCTTAGATCCTCTTTAAGCATTCTATCTATAACTTCGTCCATGTTACTCATATCTAGCTCTAATAGATAGCCATTAACGCCATCTTGTATTTGTTCTACTGCACTCTCGTACTTGGTTACTAACATTGGTACTCCACAACTAATAAACTCTATTGTTGTTCTAGGATAGCTTTCATGTGATGAAAACTGTACTCCAAAGTCTGCTCCTTGCATATAATCAGTTACATTTAATCTTGGCTCTCTTTTAATAAAGCCATCTATATCACTTGGCATACTACCATCAGTAAATACTTCCCAAGTGAACGGTATCTTCCTTGCATTTAACCTTTGTGCAAATAATACCATTCTATCTAGTATGTTTCCTTTATCGCTACCTAGTCTAGTAGCACTCACTAAATAAAATCTTTTCATTGGTTTAGGTTCATCAAATAGGTTGTATAATACACCACATTTTACATTCGGTGCTACGTCCTCTACAGCCTTTGCAGATGTTATGCTATCAGCTGTGACTGAAGTGGTCATTGGTGACTTCGGATAATGGTGCATATAGCCGTTCATGTTATTACATATTTGTTGATGTACTCTCTTGGCTTTTAAGTTCTTTTCTATAATGTGTGGATTTAATCCAAAGTGAAAGAATAAATCACATTCTAAATCTTGTCCTGTATTCTTAACACACTTAACTACTTTCTTGTATCTTGATAACTGGTATGGATCACATGTATCATATAGCATTATTATATCGTATGTATCTTTTAAGTATTCACATGCTGCATACATTGATGTTTCTATACCACCCATTTTAGTTATCCTTGATCTATGAAATATCACTTGTGTTTTAACTGGTCGCTTTACTTTAATTTCGTGCTTCAAATATTGTGTAGATAAACTATCTTCTCTACCAGCGTAATAAATATACAATGGTTCTACTATGTTTACCTTTTTGCCTTTTCGTACATTCTTATTAAACTCTATTTCTTCTCCAACTTGTAGGGTTTCATCAAATCTATGACTACCTACTGTTTTTCTATTATATACACAATTCCAACTACAAGTGTTTTCTCTTATAGGTCGGTCTTTTATTTCCATAACTCTGCCGTCTTGATATTCCCAGCTCATAAATCCGTAGCCAAATTCTCCCTCGTCTATTTTAGCTAACCATTTCTCTATATAGTTTTCTTTTATCATATCGTCGCTATCAATGAACGCTATATATTTACCTGTTGTGTTGTCTATTCCTGTATTTCTAGCTTTAGATACTCCACCGTTGTTTTGGTGTATGGCCTTTATTGGTAATTTATCTAGTCTAGTTTCGTTACAGCCGTCATCTACTAACATAACTTCTACTCTTTTATTTAATTGTGGTAATAATCTATCCATTAGTCGCATTGTTAACTCATAAGTCTTGTAGAATGGAATTATAATTGATAAGTCTATATCATAGTATCCCCTTTTAGATAGGTCTACTCCAATGCCTTCTTTTTTAAACAACTCTAATACTTCATTAGTCCATTTACCTTTTACTACTCCCCATGGTTTCATGTCTTTGTAGTACCCCATGTCTATTACATGATCGCCTTGATTTAAGTAGTGTTTATATGGACTGTCTAATCTTTGTGTTTCCCATTCCCATATAGTCATAGGATTTTTAGTTAATTCTATTAGTTTCTTCCTATTCCATACTGCTGGTTGTGTGTTACATAAATATATAACACGGTTTTTTCTTAATCTAAACTGTCCTATCTTTTCTTCTTGAAACCAACCATTACGATTAGCAGATACATTTTGAAAATTAAATACTGCTGTATCTTCATCAAAATTATTGGTACAAAATTCTATAATGTCTTGCTTTACTGGTTGTCTTATAAAATAATCTTCTAACAATAATATTACATATTCGCTATCTAGTCTTTCTAATGCTTTATGTAACCTAGTCGTCCATTCACCTTTAATTGTAAAAGTGTTTTTGTTGTATTTTTTAGTTTCGGTACATATATAGGTATCATATGGACAATTAGTCCAATATTTGTTTTTTAGTATAAAGAACGGATCTAATAAATCTATATAGCCATCACAACTCATTACTAAAATATCAGTTTTCATATCATTCCCTCTTTTTTCACGAAATCAAATTCACCTTTTAGTGACCTATCGTTAACACTGCCAATTCTTGGATAATTATAATGATATGCTATTATCTCTGTATATAAATTACTATTGCTATTTTTAAATAATTCTTGTGTGAAACTTACATCTCCGCGTCCTTCTGGTCCGTACACAGCATCACCAAGTATTGTTCTTTTATATATCTTTAAATTTCCACTCCATAAAATTCCTTTATTACGAGCTTTAAATATGTGTCCATTTGTTGCTAATAAATCAAACCAATACATATCATAAGTTCCATCTACCAATTTACACACTTCTTTTATTTTTGGTAAATAATAATCATCAGTATCTATCATAGTTATATAATCACCTGTTACTTGGCTTAATAATTTATTACAAGTATAACTATTACCTTTATTTATATCATTAGTTATTATTTTGAGTTGTGGAATTTGATTTTCATATTTTCTTAACAACTCCAATGAATTATCTGTTGAACCGTCATCACATACTATGATTTCATATGCGTATTCTAATGGTATGCTTTCTATCATCTTTTCTATCCATTTTTCACTGTTATACATAGCGGATACGAAACTAATATTCATGTTATCCTCTTTCTGCTGATTTCACCACACTAGGATTATATTTAATCACTTTATTTATATCAACTTCTATATAGTCTATTTTGTCCTTGATTTTGTCAAACAATAGTTCGCCTTTTAATGTTTTTATAAATACCGCAGACACGCCTTTATTATCGGCAAAGTCAGGGTATTCATTTCCTATGCCCCAAAAATCTCCTAGCATTATATCACTATTACTCTTAAAGTTTTTAAACTGGCAATTATAACAACTAGCACATAGGTTTTTATCTCCTAAAAAATCTTGCATAAATTCATTATTTTGAAAAGGTTGTAATACTATCTCTCCATTACTTAACTCATATCTAACTTTGAAATTAGTCCATCCTTCTTCTTTATCTCTAAAGTCCATATCTATTATTCCGTTATCGGCACAATACTTATTAAAGGCTTCTTTTGTTGGTGTGCCATGACATATAAAGTCTATTTGATATAAGTTTTCTTTTGGCTTTGTCATTTGACAAGGTGTTCCACTAAATAAAGTTAGTTCATTGGTTATTAATTTATAATTTACTGTTGATCTAACATATTTACTTTTCCGTAACTTCGTTAAATCTTCTTTATTATCTATTTTAATGTGTTTAACATCTAACTCATCCCAAGCAGCACCAATTACTGATCCGCCTTGTTCTATTATATGTTCAGCTAATGCTGTAAATATACCACCACTAGAACTCTTTAACCTAATGCTGTCATCTTTATTCTTTACTGCATATACTTTCAATTAAATCACCTAATCTATAACATTCTTTTTTATAATCTGGCATTATTTCTTCAAGGTGTTTTTTAATGCTATCTTTATTTTCATATATCCATTTAAAACTATTAGTTAAATCATCTGCTGTTTTCATATCTTCTGATGGCAACACATAACCTTTGTATGTTCCAAATAAGTCCTGTGCTATGCCCTTACTCTTAATGGAGTATCCAACTACTAATGTTGGTATACATTGACTATAACTGCTTACACTAGCGTGTGTTCTTGCTGTTACTAACATTTTACATTTACCTATATAACCTTTAAGTTCCATAGCGTTACCATTTACTATTCTCATCCTACCATTATTAATATATAAATCATTTAACATTGGCATATCATTATTTATCTCTTGTGTAACGTGTGGTACTAACATCACATTATATTGTGTATTGTTCATTATATATTCTATTAGATTTTCATAGTTTGCTCGCGACATATCATCGCTAACAAAATTACTAGCATTTATACCTATCCACTCTTTGCCCATATCGTCAAACTCAACTTCTTCAGTTTTTAATACAAAAGCACTATCAGGTATAAGTTCACAATCTATTCCGTTGTCTTTTAGTGCATTATAAGTTATACTCTCACGAGCTGTTATAAGTGAATATCGTTGTAAATCATCTACAATATCAGGTATAACTTCAGGTGTGATGCTACAACCTATCAAAGCAGTTTGCAACCCATAATCATAAAACGACATATTTTCTTTTGCAAGTAAATCAATCGCACCTGGATAACAATAGTTATCTCCACCTATAGAAATTGCTATACCGCCTCTTCGTCCTATTATATTGTTCTTATATATTGTTAGCCCTTTAATTTCATCTAGTCCCCATTTATAATCTTCCCAATGATTATTAGAATATAAATCTATATCATCAAACTTACATATATCTATAAGCGTTCTTACGATTGCTTCACAGCCGTGGTTCGCACTACCGCTATGAAAATACATTATAGTTTTCATAGTTTATCAATTATTTCTTTAAGTTCTTTTTTAGTTATCTTCACACAGTTGCTACTTGTAAACGGTTCTGTGTATTCAACTTTACTTGTTATTTGAGAATTAACTCTATATCCAAGTGGAGTTCTTTCGCTATGATTAAGTTCGTTAACTGTTAATAAGGCTTCTCCTGTCTTTTCAATGCCACGCATACCAGTTATAACTTGGTTATCACTTATAGCGTCTGCTAGTTCTCCTATGGTGCAACCTTTATTTTCGTATATAAATAAGTCTTGATGTTCTCCTTTTTCTAAAGCATACAATACTAACTCAACTGCTTCATCTATACTCATAAAGAACCTTGTCATACTTCTATCAGTAATAGTTATTGGTTTTCCTTCTTCTTTAAGTGTCAACCAATGTGGTACAACACTACCTTCGCTACCTATAACATTACCATATCTAGTGATAATGATATCTGTATGTCCTTTGAACATACTTAAGCCCATTCGTTCCATTAAAAATTTGGTAGATCCATAAGTTGTTTCTGCGTTGGCTGCTTTGTCAGTAGACAACATAACTAATTTGTTTACCTTGTTTTTATCACAAGCAAACATAACATTACGACTTCCTATTACATTTATATCTATTGCCGTTAATGGTTGTGCTTCACATATATCTACATATTTGTTAGCTGCTGCATGTATACAATAATCTACACCTTCTAGTGATCTATTGATTTCCCTAAAGTGTGTAATATCTCCAATAATAAATTTGATTTTCTTATTGTCATTAAATAATCTACGCATGGCTACTTGTTTACTTTCATCTCTACTAAATATTCTAACTTCTTTTACATCTAGTTCTAATAATCTTTTAGTCATAGCTTTGCCTAACGATCCTGATCCACCTGTAATTAAGATAACTTTATTCTTCATTGTATCCTCCGTTATTCGTATTCAATTTCCACTATTATTTGATCGTGGTTTCCGTAAGTCTTTATTACTTGTCCGTTATATACTTGTTTGTCATCTTTATAGGCATAACCGTTTAAAGCGTCACACACTATCTTACCTATGTTGTCCCAGTCTGGCTTAATAGTACATGGCATTCCCATCATTGCTTGTTTCTTTTTCTCTGAAAAACTTTCCGCTGGTTTCTTATTTACTGTTATCTTCAGTACAATGGCACCTTCATAGCTTGGTTCTTCTGTAAATTGCGATAAGTAGTATGCTCTTACCTTATCTTCAAAATCTCTTGTCTTAGTTTGTGTATATGCGTGTTTAGTATGTGAATTAAATCCTGGTCTTTGTTTTCCCATTGCCTTTATCGGACATATGAAAACTTTCTTTTCCACTTTTAACTCCTCCTACTTATATTCCTATTAATATTATACCATATTTTTAGGTACTTTGTAAAGATAAAAGCGAACATTTGTTCACCTTTTTAATCTTTTTACTTTTTGTATATACTCGTTTATATAATCTCCGTTATCTTTGTCAAATTGTTCGTACCAGTTTAACATTCTATGCATATCATCTCTCAATAGTACGCAGTTTTCTAGGTTTGTTTTACCTCCGTCGCGCCTTGGCGTGATATGATGACAAGTTAGTTTTAACTTCTTTGTTGGTTTATAACCAAATATATCTATCTTTCCGTACTTACAATATAAACAATCCTTGACATATCTATTTGATTTCATATAAACCTCCTAAAAGTGTGATTTTTTCCAATTTGCAACTCCTATTTTGTGTGGTTATTTCAATACATCAAAATAACTTTGATTTTTTAAAACTTATTCCAATACATCAAAATAACTATTCTTTTGACAATTTCACTGTAATTTTATAATCTTTCAGTATGGTTGTCGTTTCCTTTTGTTATGATAATTGAATTATTATGCTTACGAAAGGAAAAATATAAGCGGGAAAGTCTTTTGTTGCAATTTATGTGCTATATATTCGCAAGTTAAGTTAGTTCCATTTTGTAACGTACTGGTATGCAATAGAGTTATCTATTGACGACGGTTATTTCAATACTTTTTGTTTACTGGTGCTTGTTATTACATTATAAATATTAACTAATCCTTTTTCCTTTTCCCAAATATATACTTGGTGTTTCTTAACTGCTCCTACAAATCTTTCGTGGTATTCATAGTAATCAGTAAGTTTAAGAGTTCCGTTTCTTCTAAATAAAAGTCCTGGCTTCTCCATAACCATTTCACTATGCAAGTGTCCTACGTGTACTTCTGTCCTTTTAGTTTGGCTTAATAAGTGTCTAAACTCTGCATCAATACTTTCTATAAGTCTTTTTACATTAGTTTCCCCATGAGCCCACACTATTAAGTTATCTCCCCATACCATTTCTTGTAATTCTCTTGTATGTTTTCCAAACTTAATTTTCTTTCTATCTTCATATCTTGCTTGTAGTACACTATATAAATAATAACTTGTAGTTCTGTCGTGATTACCTGGAACATTTCTTATTTCTACTTCGTTAAAATACTTTTCTAATTCTTCAATAGCTGACTTCCATAACTCAACTCCAGTTTCAAACATCTTCTTCCATCTAACATCATTGTGCATAGGAGTTCCTTTAGTAGTTGTATTATCAGGAGTATCCGAATTGAAGAAGTCCCCACCAATACACATAATTAACTTATCGCATTTTTCATGTTCTTGTTTCTCTATCATTTGCTTAATCATATCTCTAAACATATCACTTGCTATTTTACTATCGTAATTAAACTCTGTATCTCCGTGCCAACTTAAACTACCTAAATGTAATTCAACTGGTGGACACTCCATAAGTTTATCTTTATTAAGTCCTTTTACACCTTTGCTTTCAAAATTGAAGTTATAGTTTTTAGGAGCTGACTTAATTAAATCTTTAACATTTTGTAAGAATTCTTTTTCATTCCATTTAGGTTCTAGTAATGGTTTAACACGATATTTAGTAGCATATAACCATACTCCATCTTCTCGTTGTTGCCATTTGCTTCTTTGAAAAAATACTAATTCGTTGAAATGGGGATCTATCTTAAGTTTTTTAAATAACTCTTCTTGACTACCTACAACCATTGTGCCCTCTACAACGCCATTAGAATACTCTGTTTTAGTTTCTTTATCGTTCTTTGTAGATAACTTAACATCTGGTACAGGTGGTCTTTCAGATGCCTTTATAAATCGGTAGTATCTCTTCTTGATAGCGTTTCCAGTTAATTGATCACCAGTTTCTTTATTCCATTCTTCAGCACCCTTTGCCCAAGTGGTTTGTTTTTCCCTTACTTGTTTACCTATTTCTTTTAATCGTTCTACATCGTAATCTCTCAATCCCATTCCTCCGTTTCTTTATAATCTTCATATACATTTTTAAACTCTGCCTTTAATTGATTTTGTGTGTCTAACTCTTGTTCTACACGGTCATTTTCTTTTCTTGTCTTTCGGTATTCTATTTCTTCGGTGATCCATTCTATGTATTCTTGTGTGGGTTTTCTGTTTTTCATTAAAAAAGGCGAACTCTCCTTATGAGAATACCGCTTCTAATAATATATCTGTCTTCTTTCATAAATATCCACACCTTTATACGCTTATTCGTTCCTAGCAAAGTCCAGGTACTCAGAATATCCGTGTGCTATGTCCGACCATAACCCGTCTTTTTGCCCCGTCCTCTGCTAGCAAGGAATAACCTTACTTTAATACCCTACATATATTATACATTATTTTTATATTATCTGTCAAGTTACTTTACCACTTTTATTTCATAACCTAGTTTTTCTGATATTTCAGCAATCGTTAATTCTTTGATTTCTTCTTCTATTGCTGGTTTGTAATCTTTTATAAATAATATTTCATTTTCATTTCTAACTTCTGTAACTTCCCAATTTTCTCTTCTTCTTCCAAAACACCAACCAAACTCTAATTTTATTTCTCCACATACCCAAGCATTTCCAGATACCCAAGCATTTCCAGATACACTAGCATTTCCAGATACCCTAGCATTTCCATATACACTAGCATTTCCAGATACCCTAGCATTTCCAGATA